ATTTCAACGGCTGTGATGGTCGCGCCGGGGAAAGAAAAGCCGTGGTTAAGCGTATCTGGAACCCAATCGCTATCGATTGACAGTTTTGCGCCAAAGGCCTCGAAAGGCGTGCCTTCAAAAGTGATATCGACAATATTTCCGGATAGGACCGCAGACACCGGCTGTACCGGTTTCCACGCTCCTTTATCAACGATGCTGGAGTAAACGTCCGCATAGGTCTCACCCAGCATCAACCTGCCCTCTGGCCCTGTGTGAACAGTGCTGGGACCAGTACCCGGTTCGTCACCGAGCTTAAACTGGTACATCGGTCCAGCCAGGAAACTATCTGCGCGGCTCTTCGCTACGTCCCATTGTCCCTGACTGGCGTAGTTCTCGCCGCTTGCGGCTTTCGACATGTTTGTTTGCCAGATAGCAACCTGAACATCATTAGCCTGTCCGGTTGCGGCTTTGTACCCGGGTAGAATAGTGTTGAAAAGGTCATTCAACTGAGTGGCGTAGTTATCGCGACCGGTTGGTCCCGCTTCGCCTTGAATCCACTGCATAACGTCAAGCACAGCAGATCGGCCATACTCCGCAGCAATCTCTACGGCACGCTGCAGGAACGTCACTGCGTTCTCGTAGTTCCAGTATCCCGACTGCGCGTTCGGGTAGAATGAGCTAATAGGCTGCGAGCCATGCCAGGCGGTTGCGGCGATATAACCCGGGTCATCCCGCCCAAGCTCTGCGTTACGCTGCGTGATTCCGTACGCCGAGCAAATCGCTGGGGACTGCGCAGCAGAGTAGTCCAGCGCCGGTACAAAGTCGGTGAGCGATGCTGGCGATAAATGAACGGTTCCCTGCCGACTACTGCCGTTGACTCCCGCAAACCCCCATGCAGAAAACGCCCACGGCGCACTATCAACAATGCGGCCTGTCGAGCCACCAAGCCCCGCATTTGACTGGCCATATACCAACGCAATACGGATTGCCGTAGCCAGTGGCGCCCCCATCACCAGCGTATCCTGGACACCGTCAGATAACTGACGCGCGTCGAAAGTACGTGAACCTTTATCAAGGACAGAAGCTGTGTTGTATTCGTCGCCGATATAGTGTCTGGGATTAAATACACGCGAACCCCATTCCCCACGAATTTCAGGAACGGTAGCGCCTCCACCACCAATTCTGTCAGCAATGTACGCAACGGAATCATCATCAAGCAGAGCGAATGTTAAGCCAGTATCCGGGTTAAAGCCAATACCTACGCGACCGTCCGTCTTTGACTTAACAATGGAAATATATTGCGGCCCGTCGCGCGGAGGTATTTTATCTGTGCCGGGAATTTCAACGTCTGCTACATACACGCCGCCGTCGTTTTTAAATCCGATAACACGTTTATCAGCTGAGATGACCGGAAATGAAAACCCCGCCACACTGTCTCGATAGAGTGACTGATCCTGGATTTGCTGGATGACGGTCAGGCGGGAGTCGATATAAACCTGTGATGGCATTCGGCGCCCGGTTGCCTCCAGCGTTCCACCGTTGTTGATGTACTCGTCAGCCAGCGAGCTGCCGTCTGAACTTCTCACGTAGGTTGTGGAACCCTCGGGGATATTAGCAATATCAGCCTGCGCCGCCGCCAGGGTCATGTATTGACGACTTAGGGGGATTAAATTTTCTAATAAATCAGAATATTCTACTTGCTGCTCTGCCAATTGAGCATCAAATGCATTGTTTCTTCCTGTGCTGGTCAGCCGCTGTACACCGAATCGGTCGGTGTAGTAATCAGCACTTCCGTTAACCTCTTCATCTACTTTTTCGCAGTTGAATCTGAAATCATCGAGGTCATTTGAAGGGATTGGGTTGTTAGTTGGGGTAGTAGCCATTGGCTGCAATCTCCATAATCATTAATTGCCCTATTGTATCACGCAACAGGGTTGGTGTAGGCGTACATGGCGTCATTGTACTCAGTTACTGTGAGAGACACCGTGCCATCTGTACCTGGAGTTTTCTGGCTGACTGTCCATAACGTTGAGTCAAGTTCGACCTCTGTGGAGATGGCATATCTTGATTCTGACTGAACATTAACACCGTCAAAAATGTTCAACTCGAAATCAGATGGTAATGCGCACTCGAATGTATTCAATCCAGTAACGATGCAGGCCAGGCGTTCTGACACATTCCCGTTAGCGCCGGTGATAACCACAAACAGGCCGCTTCCCGCCGTGAGCTGTTCACTGGTGGTAAATACGTTTCCAGACCTTGAACGGATAACTCCAGTCTGCTGCACTGAATCATAAATGTCGACAACAGAAATCATATCGCCAACGTTCACCCACTCGCCATCAGCAAGCGCTTTTATCTCCATTCCGCGACGTGAGTACATCAGGCGATTGCACTCAAGCATGGCCCGGTCTGTTGCCTGGTACAGGTTTCGAACATATAGCATGTCGAATTTTTTCGGCTTAGTTGGCTCTCCCGGTTCGATACCAGAAGTGCCAACTTTATAATAAACGTAAGCCTGCTTGTTGGTGTTTGGGTCTCGGTACTGAACGCTTACGCCATCATATGAACCCGGCAAAGTCATGTCATAAGACATTTTATAGCCATCAGCCTGCGTGTTTCTGGTATTAAAAACAGTTTCAGGGGTTGATTTTTGCTCATCTCTTGAGAAAGACAAGACGCCATCATCCCAAAACACCGTCACGCGAGCCGCATCACAGATGGTCTGAATTCGCTCACCAATAGACTTATCCTCATCGTCAAATGTGTAATCAAAATACCCAAGGCGCTCATCAGGCAGCGCATCAGCTATTTCATAGAGCCTTCCCACGTCAATAGTGCTTTCAGACTGACCAGCGGTAATAAGCCAGTTATGCAGCACTGAATCTGCAAAACTTCTTGATGGAGTTAACGTATAGTCGACTGTCCCGGTTGTTCTGTTGTATCCAATAGTCCAGCGTGTGATCAGCGCATTATATTTGCGCTCAGATACTGACGTTGGTTGAAGTGTGGCCTTCACCGTTACTTTAACAAGGGTATCATCAGGATAAACCACATTCTCGCGGATGTTGATAGCGTGCGCTGCCTGCAATGTTACGCGGTTGCCAGAGTTTGAGTTGTTTGTTCTTTCAATGCTGATGGCATACTTAGCCAGCCCATAAGCAGGGGTTAACTTATACGTGCGATAATAGGTTTTTGTTGTCTGATTAAATGGGTTGTCAATGCTGTCTGCGAGCTGCTCCTCAGTTCCTGGAATGGCATCCCCATTATCATCAACCGCCCATACCTTGATCAGATAATCTGCCGTGCCACTGGTCGGCCCAAGCTCAGACTGAACGTGAACCCAAACCTGCGTTGATTCCACAGCCCCAACATATGGGCCAACAACAAGCGCCTCATTATCCACAATCTGAAAATAAGTGTTGTTGATGGTTGCGCCGCTCAGGTTGCCAAGATTTTCGCCAGTCAGGTTATTGAATGTGAAATTATAAAAATACTGAATATCAGGAATGACGCCTGTCTCAGTTTCCTCAGCTGAAATGATGTTACCGCTGAGTTCGATATTTTTTGTTACAGGTCCGGATGTTGTATTGTAAGTGATATTTATTGTTAATGTTACCGAGTGAGGAAGGGATAGCCCCATGAAGTAATCGAAATCGGTGTTTTTTGGTATGACCATCAACAGCTGGCCGCCAGCATAATTTCCACTGGTAACAGATGTTGTGGTTGCCGTCTCTATCGGGGTATCTTCTGACTCGTTTAGCCCCGGAACCTCCTGACCATCAAGCCCGTCGAACTGGTAAGGCTCAATGATTTGTCCAATCACATCACCTGGATTGTAGATGACATGAGTGGCGCCGGGCAGAGAACCAAGATTAGTTTCCGCATAGCGAACTGATGAAATGGTGTATTTCCCAAGGCCGAAGTTCATGAACTCAGTGACGTACTTCAGATCGTCAATGTATTCAAAAAGCGATTCCTGAATCAGGTCAGGGAATGCCCTTACCTGACCGAAGTTGTCAGGTCTTGCCTCACCGTTACGTGCAATATTGGTCTGCGACTTCAGGCTGTTGTTCGGTGATTCAACTGTCGTGCCAGTGCTGGTTGATGGTGTTGATGCTTTTGGCAACAGAAAAGAAAGAACCTTAGTTACAGGCTTGAGTATCGTGCTGATAAGGTCGCCAATGGCGCCGCGAGGCTGGCAGTAAATGTTAACTATATCATTTTGTTTTAACGATATCGACAATTCATCATCAAGGCCAAAAATGCGGCCATTCAATGCGATCCTGATATCAGATGGAAGGCCAGAATTCTCCAGCCATCTCCACAGATTAGTGCCAGCAGGAACATCACCCGTCTCTTTTGGAACCCCTGGCATCTTCTGAATGTGAATAACCGGCATAAGTCAGGAACCTTAATTTTGTTGATAATTTTTCGAGTGTTTTAAGGCGGTCTGTCTTGACTGCCGTTTTCTCTCGCGCATGCAGTATTTTATCACGACCCCACCACAGCGCGACATGTACCGGATAACTCCCACGATAGGAAACCACCACATCGCCAATTTTTGGCCGCTCGGTGTCTTTCCAGAATGAAATTTCCCCATTGAAACAAGTGACAAAATCGCCGCCACTTGAATATGAATCATCATGATGGACATTAACATTCATGCACAGGCGATAGAACAGCACCACCAGACCCCAGCAGTCCACCGCGTCAACGTGACAACACCTGTCGACGTATGGCTTACCAGTCATCATCCTTTCAAAATCGTCAAACGGTACGCAGTCCGGGGAATTCTGTGATGTCATAAAGTTTTGCCACGTTGCCATTGATTGGGTTTTTTATGGAGATGGAGACAGTTACATCAGACTGATCAAGCGTCACATCGTTCACATAAAGCGTATATGGTTTTAATGGTGTGTCTTTGTCAGTCTCGTCAAAACGCTGGTATAACGCAGTGATGGGCTCAATGCGTCCAGAACCTGACCATAACTTTAAATATTGCTTAAAGTCATTAGCTAGTCTCGCAAACTTCAGCGTGGCATTGATTACCGGCGTGTTTGATTGTTGGCTTCTGGTTACATCCATGCGCACTGGCTGGTAAGTCTGACCGCCAAGTACAATATCAGAAAACTCATTGCCAACTAGCCGGACATAACCAAATGAAGAATGATAAAAGGTTATGGTGTCATACAGTTTCCAGTTTGGCCTTTTCGACTGGTATTCACGCAATGTTGGCATTATGGATACTCCGGCCAGTCTCTGTTAACAATTTCATCGAGCCACAATCTTTGGCTTGGTGGATATTCAACTATAATATCATCAGAGCCATCATCACTATTATTTAACGTTTTTGCTATCACGTTTCCTGTCCATGTTACGACGCCACCATTGATGCTGGTTTGAACTGGATAGTCAGTAAAATGCAATGTCTGTTTTTGTCTTCCACTACCTCCAAGATCAACATCCATTGTAAACCATTCGTTGCATTTATTGAGGTACTTTGGACTCCTTAACCACTGCATGAAAGCCCGGTCTTGCTCCAGAGTAAAAACCCATGTCAAACTCCATGTTACTGCAACATCGGTCGTTAACTTTTGAAATATTGGCGCCCCAACCGCAGGCTGATCGCTGCGGAATGGGGTTTGAGTCGTCATGTTCTTGCTGGCACGCTGCGCAAGCGGTAGCCATGATGGGTAAGCTATAGCCATTATTCTGTTGCCCTTCTGGTTGCAGTGGTATTGCTGGTAATAGCCTGAGAAATAGGGCCGCCATTTTCTATGTCGGCAACGATAGTCTCAATTGTAACAGAGCCGTCACCATTATCTTTTGCGGTGGTTGTCACGTTTGATGACGTATAGTTTGTCACACTATTATAAATCACAAGGCCACTGCCGCCGCCGGTAAGGTCTTTGTTGCTGATAACCTTTCCGTTGTCCCCGGGTATCATGTACTGATTGCCATTGCTGGCCTGGAAGATTTCAGGTAGGTTGTTCTCGCCGACCTGATACATTGAGCCAGCCTGCGCAGGGCCGCCATTCTTTAATGCCCCGGCAACAGACATTGCTTTAGCCACACCAACGGTGGAAACAATGCCAGCCTGCGCAGGGATTGCGTTGGCTCCAGATGTAGCAAGAGAGGTCATTGCTGCTGCTGGCGCCATGGCTGCTGCAATAACTTGTGCCTGAGCTGCTGCCATCCCTGATGCAGCGGTCATTCCAACCTGACCCATGATGACCGATTTAAGCCACTCCACGCCCATCTGAACGAATGAGTTAATCACAGCGTTCAACACAGTGCTCCCTATTGACTGTAGCGCCTCGCTAACAGACATTGAGCCAGTCAGAACGCCAGTTAAGGCATTGCTTGCGGTTTGCCCAAAAGCATCAAATGCAGCGGCTGCTGCTTGCGTAGCCGCATTCTGCTGGCTCCACTCCTGCCACATGGCATCAAGACGCTGCTGGCGGTATTGCTCCTCAATAGCCGCTCTGGCCTGCTCAACCTCCGCTATCTTTTGCGGGTAAGCTACCGCGTAAGCATTGAGCGCTGCTAAATCTTTCTGATAATTTGTTTCAACGGCAAACATTGGGGATGTCTGCGATTTTAATGCAGCGAAGCCCTTTACAGCTTCGACCCTTTGTTTCTCCGCCTCTGCCTGAGCCTTGAGCGCGTTGGCATTATCCCATGCCTTAGCCGCATATTGCCCGGCGAGGTTAATTTGCTCCTGAGTGGCTCCCTTTCCAAGAGACTGCTGAGCAGCCAGTATTGACTGTTCGCGGCTAAGCTCTCTTGTACTTTCAGCGGTAAGCAGTGACTTCTGGCGAAGCTGTTCAAGTTTATTGGCGATATTCTCCTGCTCTGTGGCTGCTTTTTTTGCCTCTGAGTTTGCCGCACTTTGCGCGCTACGCTCATCCTTCAGGGCTTGTGCATTTTTCTCCTGTTGCTGATAGGTTTGCAGGCGAACATTGTAATAGTCACGGAATGCCTGAGTACCGGCTTTCAGCCCCTGATTTTCAGCATCACGCCACGCCAGAGCCTTCTGCTTCTCTACGCCAGTCTGTCGCTCAATGAAAAGGGTCTGCTTAGCCTGCTGCAACGCCTTATCCTGAGAGTCAGTTAACTCATCAGTCATTTGTTTTAAAACTTTTAGGCGCTGTGTTGCATCAGCCGTACTAGTTACAATGGCCAGTAGACTTTTGGCATACTCTCGTGCCGTTGCCGCTCCGCTGGATGTTCCTTCGCTGACTTTTTGTAACGTGACAATCAGCGCCTTTAGCTTCTCATCAGATGGGTTTTTTGCAATATCAGAAAGCTGTTTTGCAAATTCGAAAGCCTGCTGGTCTGAGAGCTGGAATTTACCAGCTAACGCGCCTACCGTGGCAATCATGCCATTCATTGACGTCTGACCGGCCTGGCCCGCTGCTGATGCTTGTTTAATGGCTTCCGTCCAGCTATTCGTTGTGATATTAAGCTGCGACATGTAGTCATTGAAAAGCTTCACGCTGGCATAGCCACCACCAAGCGATGAAACAAGCGAATCGCCAAATCCGATAAAGTCACTTGATGCTTTCGTTACTTCCGCTGAAACTTTAGACAGGGCTGCCTGTAACTCAAGCTGCGCCTGTTGGCGCATCAGCGTAGCTACCGCTGAGTTGGCTTTTGCAAGCTGGGCGAATTTGTCGGTATAGACAGCGACACCAGAAGATGAAACCGACACGACGCTATCCATGGTCGCTATGGCTTCTTTCAGTGAATCAACGGCGTTTTTGCCGTTTCCGAGTGACGCTATCAGTGAGCCAGCAATAACCGTTGCGATGGTCAGCACGGCGCCTGCCACGGGGCTAAACACAGAAGCCAGCTGCGAACCTTGCTGACTAAATGCCACAAGCGCAGACTGCCCTCCCTGAACCTGAACGATAAAGTCCTGTATCTGATAGCCACCCTGCTGCATTATATTTTTAAAGTTACCGGTGGACTTCCCAGCGGCTTCGGTGCCATTTTTCATGTCGTACAGACGGCCAGTAAGCTCAGATATTTTTGCTTTCTGTGCGTCAGTGGCGCTATCTCCAGCGCGAAGCTGCGCAGCCAGTATCGCCGCACTTCTTGCGCCCTTTTCCGCCTGTTCGTCGAGGATTGCGATCTGGTTTCCAAGGCTCTCAATCATCCTGTCAATACCAGATATTGAGCCACCCGTTTCAGTTGACTGAGCGCCAAGCGCGCGAATTGCCTGAGTGACCTGATTGACTGAGTTTTGAAGTGCAAGGCCGGTTGCGTTCGCGGATACCTGAGCCTGCTGCATCTGTGCGAGCTGTTGGTTTAGTGCTGCAATAACTTTCTCGGCACCAGTGACGCTTGAGGTTGTTGCTTCTACTGAACTGGCGGCAGTCTTCGACGATGAAGCCATATCCTTCAGCGTTGCATCAATGGAGCTTACAATTTTTGCCAGGGCTGAAAGCTCTTTGCCAGATGATGATGCCGCACCATCCAGCTTATCCATGCTTTTTGATGAGTTCTGTGCTGACTTGTCAATGCTGTCAAGTGCATCCTCAGCCTGTTTGGCGCCAGCAGTGAGGCCCGAGACCTCCATGCCAACCTCATAGACAATGCCGCCAACTTCTTCTGCCATTATTTTGCTCCTTTGCTTTTAGCGGCCTTTCTGGCGGCTTTCTCTTTCAGTTTCTGTTTATTCAGCTTGGCCCGCTCATAAGACGCATCATACTGCTCGCGCGTCATGCCTTCTGGTTCCGGGTATTTTGATTTTATCATCTGCTGATACTCGGTCATGGTCAGGTCTTCCGCTTCCTCACGGGTGATGCCGAAATGAGTGCGAGCTGAGATGATGTAATCCGACATTCTCAATTCACTGGTTGTGCGCTTTTGGTTTTCCGAGCGCTGAGGAACCTTGAGCGGAGACTTGCCGATGATGCCATGCTCCATCAGGTTGCGAGCAATAATAATAATGTCATTTACTGGCATTCTTCCGGTGACGTACTTCACACCGCGCGGAGTCGGCTTCCATGACCCAATGAGCACCGAGATATCATCATCACAACAGGACTGCATGATGAGGCAGGCGGCGCTGAGCACTTTCTTGCCATAGGCAGGACGTGACAGGATTTTTGCCACCTGAATCTGCGCGCCATACGGCCTTGACTGAATGGCGCCGAGTATGGCCGCGTATTCATAGCCATTAAGAGTAGCGTACAGCTCGACAATCTCTTTTGGCGAGCCAAGTTCATTCATCGCCGCAAATGATGGTTTGAAGAAAAAAGACTTGTCAGCCAGGGAGATGCGCATCTCTCCGATTTCTGTTAGCGGTGTGCGTTGTCTCATGTCTAAATCCTGTTTTCATAATGACGTAATTATACCATTGACAGGGGGCGCAAGACTGACGTAGATTGAAAGCATAAGGTGATTGAGGGTTTGACATATGAACGAGACTGATGCTGATTTGAGGTTTTACATCGACCTTTACATTGACCAGGGATACACCTATGAAGAGGCCCGCGTAAAGGCGATTTTGTTGCTGGCTAAGATTGGCGTAGTGGTGGAGGATAAGAGATGAGCACTAATTACAGCAAGATGAGTGATTTTGAGATTAATTTACGTGTTGCAGAGATTGTGGTCGATTACGACTGCATATCAAGGCTCCCGTATACTGACATGGCGGTGCATTGGGGTGACGGTGCAAATTGGCATGTTTTTAACCCATGCAACAACCCAGCGGATGCATGGCCGATTATCGTTGCTAATAAGATAAGCATCGTGTCACTCGATAACAAATGGATTGCTGCGCCAATTGATACAGTAATTGATGGCATCACCGGAGATTCTGATGTTTGTTTTTATGCAAGCTCTGATGCCGTTTTTGATGCAAATCCACTGCGTGCCGCCATGATTGTCTTCCTCATGATGCAGGAGTCCAAAAATGCCAGTTAATAAAGACGACGAAGATGTGATATCTGCATATGCAGGACAGCGCATTGACATAAACTACGCGATAGCAATTCACCTGAGACGATCTGAGTTTATGGCTAATCTGATTTTGTGGGGCATCAAGAACAAGACGAGGAAGGCGTGATGAGTAAATTGACAAAGTGGCTGGAAAGCGGGGAGTATCTACCTGAATTCATGCGTGATTTCCATGACCAGAAAGACGTATTCAAGGCCATGCACAATACAATCACCAACGCCAATGAAAACGGTAATCCACGCGATGGTCATATTTACGTGGTTGATACATTTCTTTGGTATATGGCGCGATGTGGGTACACTCTGCAAAAATCAAGAAAGCAGGTTGAATTTAAGGATATGGACGATGACATTGAGAGAATGAGGCGTGAATTTTCAGAAAAGTTTCGAGATATTCTGAGTGCAAAATAAACCCCCTTTCGGGGGTTTTCTTTATTCCGCAACGGTAACAACACACTTGGTGGAGTCAACGTAATCAGGACTGGTTGCCGAGTCCATCACGCGGCAGAAGTACGTACCGGCATCACCAGCGGCGGCAGTGGCCTTGGTGAACGTGTCGGTAGTAGCACCGCTGATCGGCGAAGTGCCTTTATACCATTGGTAGGTATAAGGCTCGACACCGCCAGAAGCCGCAACAGGGCCAAGCGTCAGAGTTGCGCCAGTAGCAACGCTTTTTGTTGCGCTGATATCAGTAGTCAGCGTCAAATCTTCGATGCTGGACACGTCAACGGTAGAGCCATCATACGGCTTGAATTCAACCGAGCCGGTGATGATGTCGTTGGTGCCGCCATCATAGCTCAGAGCGGTAATGTTGCAGTAAGCAACGACAACGGTATTACCGGTGGTTTGACGCACCCACAGTGACGGCTGGCGACGAGCTTTTACTTCTGTGACAAAGTATTTGATGAGGTTGTGCACGCCATACTCATCAGCCTTGTCAGCCTTGCGAACTTCAAAATCACCAGAAATGGTGAGGTCTGCGGTAGTGACCAGCGTTGCGACAAAGCCATCGCCATCATCAGCCTCAGAAGTGGTGGTGCTTGGGCTGAAGTCGACTCCTTTTGAGGTCATGGGAGCAAAAAACTTCCAGTCTTCCTCTGCTGGTACAGCATCCCAGCAGCCATCAGCCAGCTCAATGAGCGACTGGCGACCTGTGATGATGCCGTTATCATTTGCACAAATAGCCATGTTTAGAATCCTCTGTGTTTAGCTAAACAATCGCATTATATCATGTTGACAGGTTTTGATTGGTGGTGTAGATTTAAATCAACAGCACAGGAGGTTAACTTGATTGAGTTAATTATAATGTCGCTACTGGTAATCCTTAGCGTTGAGGTAAGTCCAGGAATGATAGAGGAGATTAACGATACAATCCTCATCAAAAAAAATACCGGCGAAGCGCTAAAATGCGCAGGCGCACATGATAAAGGGTCATGGTATAGCGACATTACAACGCAAAATTGAAGAAGTGATCGAATTAGCGGTCGAAAGACGCCGGACGCGTAACCGGCAACTATCAGGTAAGAGCATTGAGGAGCAGCCGGCGGCGTATTGTGGGGTCGAGCGGGTTAAAGTGGCAGTGCTCTTTCCGATAGTTTTCGGTGCGACTTTGCGGGTTTTTAGAAACTGACCACAAAGATAAATGCAAACGAAGAAATGTATCTGGCAGCAGCCTAACGGCTAAACACCAGCAAGGTCTTCCGACTCCTTGTCAATGAATTCGGCGCACTGGCCCGGTGTGATTAATAATGGGCGCACAACAGGTAAGAGCATTAAAGAACTTGCAAAGAGCTTAACGGTATGCGAAAGCGTTTCCTAGTGGCACAACTGGCAGGTACAACTGAGTGCTCTTTCCGTTGTGGTGAATGCGTAGGCTGATACGTTAGAGACGGCACCCCTTGATGAGGACAGCGCTATCTCTGGAGAATAGTCTTGGGTACGTGTAATGCCAGAGAAAGCCGGAGATCAGCACCGGCCACCACAACACACAACGGGTAAGAGCATTGCAGGTTTACATGGTGGACTTTATTGCCACGGAGTACGAAGCAAAGTGCAGTGCTCTTATCGTTGTGGTCTTCCCGATGCTAGTTGGTTCGGTTGCGGCGGATACCAAGGCGACGAAGGAATTGCTGACGCACAGCACCACAACACAACGCACCATTAGCTCATCAGGATAGAGCAATTGCCTTCTAAGCAATCGGTAACTGGTTCGAATCCAGTATGGTGCACCAAATTCCCGTTTAGCTTAACTGGTTAAAGCACCCGACTCATAATCGGATGATTACAGGGTCGAATCCTGTCGCGGGAACCACAACTACAAACTAAATGTAGAGGGTAATATGCCATTATTTCCACCAAGCTCTGATTGGTATAAAAAGCAACGGCTTATGAAGTCAATTAGCCATATAGCAAACCCGCATAAAAGAAAGTCCATGCTAAACACAAAATCACTGTGGATGAAGGTTAAATAGGCCGGTCAGCGGCCTTTTTTATTCACCAAAAACAACCCTCAGCAGCAACTCATAAACAGGCCTTTTCTCTGTCGTAAGCGTAGGGCGACCAAGCGGCGCCTGCAACTGAATCATGCCAATGCAACTATCAACTGGATGCTCTTTGATATATGAGATGACATCAAGCGCTTTTGCTTTTGTCTCCTCGATGTTGTACTGACCCTGCTGGCCGACAACATAGAGCGAAAAATAATAATCATTGCTGAGGTCTTTGCTTACGTTCGTACCGCCATTGGATTGCAGCACCATAAACCGGTCGGTGCCAAATTCGGTATCGTTCCAGAACTCAAGCTGAGAAGTCCATCCATCATAAAGACCGGCATCGCTAAGGTACTGGTCAACAAGCTCAAGCATATCTCTCATTTTAGCGTCATCTCTTTTTTAATTACCTGATCGACAAGCTCGCGTGTATTTTCGCCAGCCTTGAGAAGGAATTTAGGCTCGCCGCTCGGGTCCCAATAGTTTCCCTGTAATGAGCCACCACCAAACTCCCTGACCTGCTGCGGCCCAAACTCAGAGCGGTTACTTGTCTTGCCAAAGTGGGCGCGAGGCTGCCCTTTTAGCGTACCTGGCGCATTGTGCACATACAGGGCGTATTTTGCTGTATACCCTATCTTTCCGGTTATACGGGTGCCATTCACCTCAACAGTGTCATATTGACTGTTTATGAGATTGGATGTATCAACAGGCGTCATGCTGGCCGCCTCAGTGCGGATAATAAAGTTGGCGCTCTTTATAGCCCGCACAGCCTTTTCGCCAGTAATCTCGCCGACTATCTGCTGGGTGCGCTTAATCGCCTGCTGGATACCTCGCATTTTTGCGGCCATACATTATCCCGTTACCAGTGCAAAATCAGGAAGGTCGTTGCGGTCCAGCGTATTGCCGTAATTCACGACGTTTCTAATCTGGTCAGCTCCGGCGGCCAAAGGGTCAGCGCTGGTGATAGTGCCAAGCATGATGAAGTCGCCAACAGACGCATTCTGGTATTCCGTCCAGAATGTGTTTTTCTGTGCAATTTCATTGCCAGCCGTGCCAGTAGTCAGATTCTTATCGAAGCCATAATCACACATGATGGATTCTGGCGCGGCGAATGTTGGCTTGCCATACTTATCCTTGCCAGTAAGCCGCCAGATTGTGCATGGCTGCGTATAGCTCCATCTCGCTATTGCTGACATGGCGCGGCCTCAAGAGTATAAACCCAGCGCGGAACAGGAAGGCGCAGCAATACCAGGATAACCAGCAGCGGAATGCACCATTTACGGATTGCGATATTTACAGTTAATGTTGACGTTTTCATCTGCACTTACTCCCGGTGACAACACGAAACCACGGCTTTGCTGCCCCATCAGGCTCTTCCACAAGGTCGCCTGTGCAGTCTGCCGTGTCGAGTAGTTTCATCTGATTGTAAAGGGCCATCCACGGCTTGCTGCCATAACCAAATGACTGCGACGCACCAGATGGCGCCCGGTGGCTGGTGATGTATCTCCCGGCAGTGTTTGAGGCGATCAGGATAGATGCCCATAGCAGAATTGCATCCTGCCTGCATGTGTCCTCAGGGTAATTAAGCTCAAGGCACTCTGTGATGCTCGCCACCAGGCACAGGATGCCCGTTGCATCTGCCGTGGTGATAGTTACTCCTCTTGACGCCATGGCGGCGACAAGTTCACTTGCTGTCGGTGCTGCCATTCTTTTTGCTCTCCCGAATCTTCCACCACATCTCAAAAAGGTTTTTTGCCACCAGTGACAGCGCGCCAAGTATAGAAGCTACCGCTGCCCACTCGGTAATCGAATGGGGGATCATTGATGCAATGTATGATTGCGCGACCGGCGTCTGCTCTGCCACCTTCAGGCCAAGACCCGTGCCGATGGATGTATAACCGGCTTTGTCGATTACCTGGCCGACAGTGCCACTAATTATCTGGTTTGCGGCGTGCTGAAGCGCGTCTCTCATTAATTATTCTCCGAATGATGAACTTCCAGCATCTGTACACCTGAACCAGCGAAAACGCTATGACGATAACGCCGATTGCTATATCCAATTTCGCCGCCTTACGTTTTTCAGGACGGAACAGCGCGGGGTGAGTGTTGTTGGTTTAATTTTATCATAAAGTGTTGACGTAGATTGAGGGTGTCGCTATAGTGATGACGTAGAAACAACAATAAATGTTAGAGGTGATGAAGATGAGCATTAAATTTGAATACGCAACCAATGTTGAACCGTATGAGCATGTTGTAAATAAGCAAGTAGCCAGTGATCTCCTGGATGCATTGCAGTGGGCGTTGCCGATGGCAATTATCGCTATGGAGCAGCATCGTATGGAGCGAGTAAAGAATGGCCACGTGGACATTTCAGGAACATATAAAAATGGCGAGTCATGGGTGGGCATTTATCAAGATGAGGTTGATAAAATAGAATTCGCTCGCGCCGCAATCTCCAAAGCACTCGGAGAATCCCAATGATCCGCCACGAAATCCGCAAAGAAGACCTGAAAGCGTGGGATAAGTTCAAAATCAAGCTGGCATTAATCGTTATCGGATTCGCCATTGCCAGCGCAATCTGGTTATCAAAGTGAGGAAAAGATGACATCTCTCGGAAAAATTTACTCAGACAAAGAAACTCGCGGCGGAATCGTGGTCAACAAAGGTTATCAGGTTCCTGTCGATCAGCTTTATCTTGAGCCGGGGTACAACATACGCGAAGCCGATGAGCAGCATGTTGAATACTTCGCGCAGTGCTGGGAGTCAGGCCAGCCAATCCCGGCGTTAACTGTTATTCCTGATGCTGACGGAAAGCGCATTAAGATTCTTGACGGCCAGCATCGTTATCTTGGCGCACTGCGTGCCATTGAGCGCGGCATACCAATTGCGCGCATTGAGTGCAAAGACTTCACCGGCGATGAAGCGGACAAGATCGCCTTCATGGTGTCATCCAGTCAGGGTAAACAGCTCGACCCGCTTGAGCGCGCAAAGGCTTATGTGCGCCTGAAAGGGTTCGGATGGACGAATGAAGAAATCGCCAAGAAGGTCGGCCGCTCTGTTTCTGATGTGCAGATGCACCTGTCACTTGGTGATGTACCTGACGCTATCAAGCAGCGTATCAATGCAGGCCAAATCAGTTATGCCAACGCCGTTGCAGTGGCGCGTGAGCATGGCGATGATGCAGTTAACGTTATTGATGCTGCCGTTGAGGAAGCGAAAGCGCAGGGCAAGGATAAGGTGACAGCTAAAACTCTCAAGGCCAAAAAAGTTAAGCCGATTGACCGCCTGATTCAGTTGCTGAAAGAAGCAGATCACATGGTTGTCGCTGAGGGTCATGTGGCACAGGAGACCGAGGAGTTTTTGCGCCTTCCTTCCGCTGAGTTGAGTGAAGTGCTGGCGATTCTGGAGAAGCTGTGATGGCATATAAAATAATTCTCTTTGGAGACAGGGATGGCAATGGGGCAATAGTCCAGGTAAGTACGCTTTTTTCCGTGACAACATGGACTGCTAATAATGATAATAAAGGTTTTGAAAAATGGGTATGCCGAGAAACTGGTGAAACTAAACATAAAGGTGTCTGGTGTGCAATTGACTTTTTCTATGTAGCACAGTACGACACAAGGATGAATCAATGAACCACGAACAATTCATAGAGAAAAACCTGCGCGAAAAACTGCCAGGCATCGACAACGCGGCCATAGAGGCTGCGTTACAACACTATCGACAATGCCGAAGCGTTACCGGAAAATCATTTGATGAGATGCTGTATATTGCAAAGCAGCATTACATCAAGAACAAAAAATAACAGTTATTCCGATGAGGATTTAGTGATGAAAAAGAGAGATGGTGAAATTGACATTCTGCACAATGATTCTTCTTGTGGGATGCTTGTTATGAGAGGAGATTACACGGAAAGCCAAATACTTGATGCGGCAATTAATAGTGGAATCATTTCTGATGATGAAAGAAAAGAATGGGAAAACCTTGGCGAATATGGCAGATATTATCAATCATGGTTTAAAGCGGTTCCTGATGGGAGCGGGCAATTCTCAACATTCCATCATGCAGTTGATAAAAAACTAAGAGGCGCTTATTTTGCCTCTGTCATAGAGCGCTTTTAAACAAAGCCCCTTACGGGGCTTTTCTTTTATCACGGAAGATAAGCGTCATCCTCAAACCACGAAACGTAAGCATTGATATTTTGCGCCGCAGTATCCAGGGACGTGATGCGTAACAGATAGGTAGTATTAGGCGCCATGATGACCTGCTCACCAAGTTTTGCCTGTGAATTACCCTGCCCCTGGTTTGATGCGTTTCCTTCACTATACGTCGCGGCCACCGTCAGCTGGCCGATACTTGTCACAGTAGAGCCAGTCAGAAGCTGCGCTGTTGCAGTATGCGGCGCGATGTCATTTGGGTTATTAATCTCCGCAGCGGTGCCGCCAGTGGCTACGGCTCCACGGTAGATTGACGCTACGACACCTTTACCGGTGTATCCGATGATGCGTTGGTTAAACACAACCTGTTTTGAGCCGGTAATAAAAATGCTGTCAAGGTTAGCTCCGCCAGCGACATCAGTTACGCGACGCGATGCGGTGAATAGCTTTCCCTGCTTATTGGCAAGCTCCGAGTAGGACTGCGCGACAACCTGACTCGATGGCACTGATGTATCGGCTCGCCACACCAGGGCTTTCAGGGATGCAACGCCAGCAGGAAGCTGAGACTTGATCACCTTCAGTCGCAGTGCGACCCCATAATAATTATTATTGTTGACGTCAATCCAGAAGTCACCAGATGCGAACGGCGACACCATTACGGAAACAGAGCCGCTTGTTAATGGTACATGACCGCCGGAAGAGTCTAATGGAACAATCTGCACCTGCAATGCAGTCCAGTCTGCTGACATGGTTTCGCTAAGCAAAACCTCTCCGTCAGCTGGAGTTGTGTTTATTTCGTACCTGACAGCCATGATAACCCCCAATAAAAAACCCGCTTGTTTGCGGGTTTATTTTACTTGGTTTTCTTTGCCTTTGGCTGCGATTCTTGCGGAGTTGCAACTTCCAGGACTTTCTCACTAACCGGGCGAAGTTTTGACTCGATGTGCGGAGTGGATTCGTCAATGACGTCGCCAATGGCAAGCTCGCGCAGACGGCCGTCTTTATCCTTGACGAAGATTCCGCTGGCGATTACTTCATATTTAGCCATGATAACCTCTGATAGTTAAAAGGGGCTATTCGCCCCTTTGTTTTTACAGCGCGGTTTGCGTGCCGTATGCGTTGAATACCTTGCTTCGGCCCGCAAAATCCTTTTTAATTTGCAAGCCCATAGCAGCCCAGGTCAGGAAGTTAAAGTTAGCATGCGGCGTGGTACGCGGCTCTGCATACGTGGATACCGGCTGAGCGACGCGAGGACGGATATACAGCGCATTCTTCACATAGCCGACGAAATGGTTCCCGGTCAGCTTGAAGTTGGTGCCGATAGACGCGATGCGGCCAACATTGCCGGTTTTGCCGAATGCGAGGATATAATCCTCAATGGTGCCGCCTTTGAAGCCTGCCGCGTTGGAGTACGGGCGGCTGAAGGAGCGGCGCACAGACGGAGATACCCACAGAGTAACCGGCTCGAACACGTTCTGTGCATCCAGAACCGCCTGGAAATCCTGGTTGAAGAACTCAACGATTTCATCAGGGGTTGCCGTTTGCAGGTCGATGTTCAGCGCGCCAGTACCAGAAGCACTCAGGTTGAGCTGCACGGTGTTCGGGTGGTTGGTGATGCCGTAAGCAGTATAAACGCCGTTTACGTTCAGGCTTGCATCGCCGACCAGCAGATAATCCGCCATGTCTGCACGCAGGTTGAAGGTGGTGCTTTCCTGGTCATCAATCAGCGGGTCGAAACCTTCAGACTGCATGCCCAGCAGTTCACGCCACTCGCGGCCATAACCTGTTTTGAATATCGGGATTACATCGCCGCTGTAGGAATAGCGGGTTTTATCCAGGTCTTCAGGTTCCTGACCGGAGATGGTGCGCACAACCTTACCAGCATCAGAGGCCATGCGGCTGATTGCCACGGTCTTACCGATGTTGATGTTGGTCGCCAGCGTCATCAGGTCGGCCATCATGTCCATGCCGGACTCGTTGCGGAATACACGGGTGGTCACGTCATCCACTTCGCGCCAGTAGTCTTTCGTTACCAGTGCGGTGGCGTTCACGCCGTACTCTTTCGCCAGAGCGTTTTCACCATTGATGAAAACCTTGCGGTCAACAGTCAGATGGCGCCATTGCTCTTTAACCACCTGCGAGTTGGTGATCAGGCCTTTCGTAAAGATAATCTTTTCCATTGTTCGGCTCCTTACGCCGCAGGCATTGCAGCATTGCCAGCGCGACGAACTGCAACGAGTTCAGCGCCATCAGATGCTACGGTGTAGGCTTCATACGCATAGAACAGGATTTTATCACCTGTGCCAGCCACTTTTAACGCGCCGGAGCCATTGCTTGCCAGCGGAGTACCTTTTACCAGCGCGGATGATGCCGCAACCAGAGCGTGATACGTTACGCCAAATTCGCACTGCACTGCCATGCCGGTAGCATTTGCCGGTACAGCTTCGCTCACGTCTCCGCCACCAACATAGTTGTGTTGCAGGACGTAAGGGAAACCATGACCGCCAGCAGTCGCATGCGCGATGATTTTGTCAGAGGAGTTGAAGTCGACCAGTGCGCCCGGTTGCAGAGCGACGTTCATCAGACCTTCTCGCAACTGCGGGTCGTTTTTGCGGGCCGGGCCGCCGATGATGGTGCCATAACGGATAGTAGCCATTATTCAGGTGCCTCCATATCAAAATCTTCTTCGGCACGGTTCGGCTGGAACCCGCCGGAAATCGGAGCCGCTTTACTGGTGAGTGCATAGGTTTCACGCAGTGCTTCGCCAGTCAGCGCATTAACAGCAGATTCCGGCAACTTCAGCTCAGCCATAATGGCGGCGCGCATTGCGGTTTCTTCCTGTGCGGCATTGGCTTGCAGCTGGTCGCGCAGGGTTTTGTTTTGCGCCTCCACATCGGCCAGTTTCTGGTTGACTGCGGTCAACGATTCCTGAACCGGTTTGAGGGCATCGGCTAATACAGCCTGTAATTCCTCGTTAGTCATTGAGATTTCCCCTTGAGTTGTTTTTACCGGTTCAAGCTCTGTCTTATAAACAGCCTTAACCCGTTCACCGACTAATTCTACCATATCCTCACGGACGATGTAGGACTGCATATAAATGGTGCCGTCAATCTCAACGCCAAAGTAATTATCATAAACGGCGACGATATAAGGCCATGAGTCGGCTGGCATCTCGGCCTTGATGATATTGCGGAGTTGCTCGGTAATATCGGTGAATGACAGTTGATTGCCAGTCAGGCGATTGATGGCGCGCTGCCACCATTTGATTTTGTTTGCACTTTCGTCGGTCATTGCCGATTCCTCAAGGTTAACTACAACACGCTCAATGTCTTCGCCGTTAGCAGCAAAGATACCGACACCATCAGCAGGCCCACCAGCACCGGGAATACCAGGCGGAAGAATGGCAAGGTGATCCCATTCCATATTTCGGGCAATCCAGGAATATTTTTTGCCCTTAGAAGTTCCTGATGCCTGCTCGCGGTTGAGCAGCAGGCCGGTAGATACCTGAACAGGCTCAGCATCGGCGCTGTTGGCCTTGAGGCCATCAATGCGAGACAGCAACTCCCTGCCTTTATCAGATCGCTCAGCCACCACCTTATTAATATAAAGGTCTACCAGCGCCTTGCTGCCGTCATGAGATGAGTTCTCAATCCATGCCCCAACACTGAACTGATTGGCAGCTCGCGTCATGTTGGCTGACACATATTTGCCGTCAATCTTCGGGTGGTCATATGGCGCTGGCTTCCCGTCAAGCCCATGGAATGATTTTTTAATCTCATCGCCAGGGTACAGGCCGCCATTCATGACAATGTCATCCACAACCGGCACAACGTTCTTGATGACATAATGCGGGTCGCCATCAATGACTTTTTCACTGATATTGCTGGCTGAGTTGATGGTGTACAGGATGTTAACCTGTAATTTATTATTCATGTGCTTGAATGCCTCCACCTCAGCAAGGCGCTTTTTCGCCGCCTCTTCGGTGTCGTACTCGCCAAACTGGTGCGAGCCATCCTTAGATTTAACGACCCACTTGTCGCCAATTTTGACAATCATGACCTTTCTCCGCGCTTACTTTATGCCAGGATTATAACACACCATGAATATGCACCACGAAACGGACGCGAGAAGGTAAAGCGGAGATGCGGTAAAAGCGAAAAGAGTAGCAAAGAATGATATCAGTATGATTGGCATGGCTGCTACCTCCTGAGTGCAAGGTAACAGCCATGAGTTAATTCCTGTAACAGATTAGTCCGAGATTGCATTACCTGTGAGCACGAGCATGGCGTCAGCTGTGCAGAAAAAGGAATTCCATATGCATCTACGTTAGTAAGTTAGCCGACATTAATTATCTTGCAGAATTTGTCTGCTCCGGTAATTCATAGCACGGGAATCATCTGCACACCTTCATTATCTTTCCACTATGAAACACGTGAGATGAATCCTGTCTAATAGGCATTGACCCAACAGGAGATCGCTCGCAACGGATACACTTTCTAATCCAATATTTTTGACCAGGGTTAAACCTGTACCAATCCTTTGATTCACCACACCTGTAGCACTGATACATGCGCATCATAACAACCCCGCATTACGTTTGTCTTTATAAACCATATCCATAAATTTCCCGACAGGCATCGTTTTGCGGATTTCAGCCAGAATAGCGCCGTGCAACATTCTTTCTTCGCCGTAGTAGAGCTTATCAAGGCGAGTGCGAACCAGCGCGCGAGTGCGCTGCATATGTCCCTTTGCCTTCATAGCCTTCTCTCTCCATACCTTATTTCCATTCTGATTGCCAGCAAGCTGGCGCTCAATAGCCTCAATCTCAAAGGCAAGCGTCATATCAATGTCATCCAGTTCGCTGATTGTTGCTTCCATGATTTCGTTAAGTTGTAGTTTCATACTTTCACCTTTAATCCAGCCAATTCTATTGCGTTTTCCATAACCTGAATTCCATGCTCCACTCCAGTTGCATAATCCGCTGTATAACCAGCAGCCAATGCATCTCTGGTTGTTAGAGCTTTCATTTGCTCAATCTCAATTGCTGCGCGTGATGCTTGCCATGCGCCACAGGCAAGGTGAATGCCAAATTTAGCGTAGCAATTGCGCTCTGGCTGCCATTCGACATCTTCCCCGTATAATCCGTGGACATCTTCTAGCCATGATTCAAACTGCTCTCTACTCGTCATTTCTCCTCCTCATCAAAATACTTAATCTCGCCATCTATCATGTTTTGCCATGGAATGTGCAAATCAGTGCCATTAACTGACAGCATGATGCTGTTATCCATCTCTACACATTCATCGGCGAAGAAGGTGCTTTTCTTTCCGTTTAGCCACTCAATTGTTACTCTGCATTTTCTTTGTTCCACTATCCACCCCATCTCTCTGCGATTATTGGCCGTGCGCTCACAATTGGTGACAAACAGCACGGTTCCTGATTTATGCTTTACCGCCCACATAACTGGCGCGCCCCAGCAAGCAGCTTTTCAAACATCATCCTGTCACGGCTCATTCCAAACGGGATGATTTCCTGCCAGTAATATTTCCATGCGCCGCCGGGAAGCATTTCACGATCAACCTGACCAATGCTTGCCAGATAGCGCATGCGTGCCTTGAGGATGGTGTAATTGACGCCTACAGCCTCTGCTATCTGCTTGCTCTTGCGTCCCGGATTCGCCTCAAGGTACGTCTGAATTGCCAGGTCAAGCGCAGTATTATCGGGATTGAGGAAATACTTAAAGCAGCGCCGACCATGACTTATCCCTTCTTCTTTGACAATGAACCCCATCTTCTCCATCTCTACCAGGCAGAGATTTATTCTTACACGGTCATTGACGCCAGTCTGCTTGCGAAGCATTGCGTTTGTTGCGCCTGGATGCCTTTCAATAATGCTGATGAGTTGGGTCTTAAAGTCCATTTGCGCGCTCCATTGCATCCTGTTTGTAGTCGTCAGCGGTATAGAGGTTGCCGTTGCGGGTGTTCCATTTCATGATTGCGGTTTCCTGTTTCAACCAGTGATCGGTGCTACATCCACACTGCTCGCAGGCCACAAAATAACCGCCATCAGCCTTGTCTCTATCCTCATATGGATTGCTGTTGCAAAACGGACACTCCAGCAGCCCATCATCATTCATCATTGGTTTCATTTCGCCACCCATTCACCAATATTGCTGAAATGCGGGCGCCCTTCGCGCCATTCGATAATTTCTCGGTTAACCTGCCGCTGCATGCGGTTGCGAACTTCGCGCAATTCGCTTTCAACCCATGCGCGAGTGCGGTCGAGTTCTTCCAGCTTGTTCAGCAACTCTTTTTCGTACACCTGATCAGTAGTCATTTTTTTCTCTCCATCAGCACTTTGTAGTGAACGCCATAATATTTGAGTACCTGACTATGGTTGTGCAGATACCCGTCATCATCTTCAATCGGTAGTCTTACTACGATGTAAAACGCCCGGTAGAGTTCTGTCCATCCATGACAACATTTGCGCTTCCTCGGCTTCATGGGCGGCCTCCATAGCAGCGAGGTCAATGCGCTGCTCGATAGATTTAATGATTGACTCCGGCACATTAAGCATTTGCAGAGTCTCCCGGCAATCGCGCTTATGAACCTCTGTCACCTCCTGCCACTTCTTCATTCCACACCACTCCTCATCACTGTGATATAATCTACACCATCTAGTATTGACTAATTGACGTAGATTCGTCAAGATGATTTTCACAGGAGAGCGACAATGGCGAGACAACGCAAAGAACCACTGGAAGTACTGACTGAGATTATCGCTAAGCGCCAGCCGTTAAGCCTGCGAGATGTCAGATATTACGCGCACTGCTATGTAGCAATGCGGGAATGGAGCGCTGAAGAAATGTATGCGTTTGTGCGTGAACACTTCAGCGTGGATGAAAAAAACAAAGTTACATTGAGGGTGGAGTGATGAAATACAAATACCATAAAGGAAATGAAGCTGATTTTTACAGCTATGGCGACGCTTGTTTTATTGTTAAACAAAAAATAAGTGGAGAAATCTACTATCTCAGCATGGCTTATGTAGGCCGGGAAGAAGATATCAAAAAAACTGGCGATATCGTTATTGCCCATCGCGAGCCAATCACTGACGATGAGCAAGACCTTAATGGCTGCATCGGTGCCCCAGAGGCAACAATACAAGACATTCCATTACGCGATATTGCTGGAGCTGTAGCCATTGAATATCCAGGCGTGGAGCAACTCATCACCGAGCGCGGCAGCCGCTATGGCAAATTCAAAGACTGCGCAGATATCATGCAGTCACTGAAGGACACCATGCGCGACGTTGACGGCTGGAATAACCTGACGGCGAGCCAGAAGGAAGCGCTCGACATGATTCAGCATAAAATTGGCCGCATCCTGAATGGCGACCCGACATACGACGATAGCTGGAAAGACATTGCTGGCTATGCAACATTAATTGTTAATGAACTGAATGGGGAGATAAAGTGATGAAAGTTACCAATGCATGCGCGGATAATGCAGCGCAAGAATCAGGGCACTTTGAGTGCAATGGGTTTGCTGCGCGATTTAAAGGCAAGCACCTGACTATTGAAGTGACAGGTGATAAGGTCAATGCTGCATATGATTGCAGCTTGTTTACTCATGATGAGGTTGGGGAGATTATCAAGTGCATCCAGCACGTCAACAACAAGCTAGGCAAAGCGTCAATGGTGAAGCTATGAAAAGACTCCTGAAAAACATCGCATGGGATATCTTCCTGATGTGGCCGCTGATTTACTTCGGCCTGTTTATGCAGGATGTGTATGCGTACAATATGGCAATGGCTTTTTTCTGGTTCATCAGCATTGGTGGCATCATTGTTGCTATCAGCACCATTTCATCTGATGATCTGCTACAAAAGGCGGTTGCAAGATACAAAAAGCCGCTATGGATTCAGAAAAAGTATGGAGCGATAACATCTTTCTGCGAGATAGCAGCGATGTTCGCACTTGGCTACTTCTGGCTTGGTGGTTTTTACGCTGCCGCGGTTATCCTTATGATGGCGATGAAAGAAAAGGTAGCAGAGGAGGCTGGTAAATAATGCCAATCGAAAATCCAACGCCACGCATTGAAATTGACATGGTAGAGTTGCATGAGCCTGCCCGGCGAGATTATCACATACCGAGGTTCAGCGAACCAGCAGCCTACATCATCACCAGCAACCGTAGTCGCCGCTATCTGGCATTTGCTGGTAGTGTTGAGCATCAGAACGCAGTTATGTTTGGGTATAAAATGAGGGCTTTATATGAGTAAGAAAGTTGAGGAATTCGTCAAAAGAATGCAGTCATCTGGTGTTAACCTCACTGTAGAAGGTGGGGTTGTGGTGGCGCGTAACACTGCCGGAATGTCAGGGAAAGACATTATTGAGATGGCCAAACTAGATAAGAATGGGGAGTTAGCTAAGTATCTATCAATCCGATAAAACAAAGCCCCTTTACGGGGCTTTTTTATTGCTACAGGAATTGAGGCGCAGGACCGTATTCATCTTTTGCCGTCTTGCTATACCGGCTTTTGCGTGCTGGTTGATAACCAGCCCTGCCTGACGCCACATTAGACGCCATCTTGTTGTATTTTTGCTTTGCGATGTCTTCTTTCATATCATCTCACTTACCAAAATTGTCACGATACCAATCCTGCCAGTCGTAAATCGTCATCTTTCTTTTCGTGGCACATTCCGTGTTCTGGTTCTCCATAGCGATACTTTCGTCGCTATTTTTTGGCGCCACTTTCGACAATTCGCACACCTGACCCAGCATCTCTGCTGATGGAGGCGTCGGCGTCGAGGGATTGTTGGCGCAACCGCTGATAGTTATCATCAAAAACACACACATTACGATTCGGGTCGGAGACATATTTCACCACGTCACGGTAAATGGTTTTGTATTTGGTTTCAGTCACAACACGCACCTGCTGAGATTGCGTCGTGGACTTAGCCTGCTTGCTTTGCGCCGCCTGCCTGCGCTTTTCTGCGTCAAGATTAACCTTTTCGCTGCGCGCATACCATCCTTTCAGGTATCCAGCGCCATAACCAGATGCAGCAATGATTACCGAGACGCCTATGGCGATTAGAATTAACTTAATTCTGGTCATTTTTCAGCGCCTTAATCTCTTTCTTCATGCCGTGCATTTTTCCAAATAGCGAGGCAAGAAGGATGCTGTAGCTGATCGCCTTGACCGCAATCGGCGGAATGGCAGACTTGAGGTCTTCAGGCATGAAAGCCCACACATGAACCATAGCGTCAGGCCAGAGCTGAATCAGCGAGCAGAATGACGCCCAAATGCCGATAAGCCAGTTACTGAGGCGCTTCATGACATGTATACCTCACGTTCGGCTGCGCGGCGCTTGGTGAGTCCGTTCATAACCTTGCCATTGGCGCGATTCCATACCCTGAACTGGTCGGCGGCGCAGGTGTAGCAGCGGGCGTTATGCTTTTTCAGAAGCGTTGATTTGCCAAAGTTACCAAGGCCGATGTTATAGGCCAGCGACACCATTGCATCAAACTGACCCTGAGTTGTTGGGGCGGTAATGAGTGACGAGACGCCGCTTTCAAATTTCGCTACGTCTTTATCAAACCATGCGTCAGCCATTGCCTGCGTGACCTTCATTCCCGGCTTAACGTCGCTTCCGGTATGACCGTATCCGGCGGTGTACGGAGCGCCTCCGGTCGCCGGGTCAGGGTAGACCGCAAGCACCAGCCCTTCATGAGATTTAATTAAATTCTTTCCGCGCGTTGATAGTTTCATTTGTTACCTCCGGTGATGCAGATTATTTTATCATAAACATATTGACGTAGATTGAATCGTAGGCGATGATGTAGTTACACAAACACAGGGGATTCAAGATGAAAAAATTTATCGCAGTAGCAGTATTCGCAATGGCTTCATTTGGCGCATCGGCTGGTGAAGTGTGCAACAAAGTTGGTGATGTTGGATTCGCCGCGGCTGATGCTCGTGATTCCGGCGTACCTCAGAGCATAGCAATGGCGGTAGCACAAAGTCCTGAGTACGGAGTGGATGCCAACAAGGTGCTTGGTGCAACAGTGAAGATGGCCTACTCAATGCCGAACAAGACACCAAAAGAAATCAAGGCAATCACAATTGCGCTTTGCGTATCAAGCATGGGTGACTTGTAATGTGCCCGCGCCTGATGTTTAAGGCCCGTAATCGCTACGTAAAGCTGGTGATGCGCGGCATGGATGAGCATGCAGCATGGCTGAATGTGATGGGTGAACTGAAAAGCATTTATAACGGAAGAAGAAATGAAGCTTATTGATATGCTGGTTGAGGATGGTATGAATGGCTGGCAATGGCCTGATGGAGTGGAGTTCATTACACAGGATAACGGGAGTAGCATATACAAAGGGGTGGCATTTGGATACCACAAAGCTCCGTATCTTAAAAAAAATATATGGTTAGCAAATAATGGAACAGGTCACGCAGACGCAAAAATAAAAAAATATGACGCCGTTGCTGACGATTGGGACACCGCCATCATCACCCGCGAACAGTACGAAGCCGCGCTGGCTGCGAAGAATGACGGCTGGATTGAGTGGGGTGGTGGTGAGTGCCCGGTGGATGCCCGTGAAATGGTTGATGTTATATTCGGGCACGGTGGAAGAATGTCCGCCAACATTGCAGACTGTTGGCGCTGGACTCATGAAGGAACTGATTCTGATATTATCGCCTACCGCCTGCACAAGCCGCAGGAAGCAGAGCAGGCCAAAGCGGATGACGAAAACGACCTGAATGAGTGCATCGGTCAGGATACTGCGCCGGTTTGGAATGGCGAAGGATTGCCGCCGGTTGGTTGTGAGTGTGAGGTTACAGAAGACAGGAACGTATTTTCAGGTCAGTGGACTTTATGCAAAATAGTTCACTTCAATCACAAGAAAGGACAAGAGTCACAAGTTTGTATAATTGACCATAACGGGGATTTTGCAATCCTGTATGAAAATGATGGTTACAAATTCCGCCACATCCGCTCAGAAGCGGAGCGGAAGCGCGAGGAGGCAATAACAAAAATAACTGATGCAATTTGCGGAGAAATTCCTGACACAGGAATGGCAACAGCAGCCAAGTATGCCGCCAGGGCTTACGATGCCATCGCAGCAGGTAAAATTCCAGGAGTGAAACTGGATGATTAAAACAATATTCAGCATTATAGAGATATTATGCTACGCAATAATAATCTTTGTTGTGTGCATGATGCTTAGATAAAATTAAGCCGCCATCAGGCGGCTTTCTTGTGTGCATCCTGCCACGCCTCACGCTGCTTATCGAGCCTTTCCTGCGTCTTCTCAAGTATCACAGGCTTGCCATCCATCACCAGCGCTGGAGTCTGCGCGCAGTGACAGTTGCGGCGGTTTGCCCCTTCGCTGTAGAACTCATCAATCTCTTCCGGGGTGTAATACTTCCCATGACGCGCGGCATGAGTGACGCGGGTAGTTTTCATAAGCGCCGACTGCCAGAGCATGATGGTATCCATCCCCAGCGTGACCTGCGCCTCTTTCACTTCGCGCCTGTTAGCCTCACGCAGGGTGTTGGTAATTTCAGTCTGAGCGATTGACCGCGCATAGCTCCTTGACACGTCCATGCGGTTAACGATGTTTTGCTCAACCACCCCAGGAGCGTCGCCATTTGCAATGCCAGCAGTAATGACTTCCGCCACCTGCTGCCGCGTGTAATCAGAGAGGCCACCCCAATCATTATACGTGCGCGTGTACGCAAGCTGAAGTCTGTCGAGATACGGCTGAGAGTACAGGATTTCAGCAAGAGGCCTGCTGTCTTTGTATGCCGACGACAGGTCGCCAAGGTCTGAATTTGCCTTCTGCGTGCCAGCATACATGGCGTCGCTGACGTAGGATGAGGCCCACAACCTTCCATGCGTGAAATCATCACCTTCCAGCAACTGACCATCAAGAATGCGCTGAAGTTCATCAAAGAATGTCGATGCGCGGTAGGCGGAGAAATCATAATAATAATTTCCAGCCTCCGCATTGCCGGTAGCCACAGGAATCGTGCGGAACAGCTCGGCAACCTGCGATTTTAGTGTCACATATCTGGCATCAACATCGCGCACCATCTTATTGACGCGACCCACTGCACCTAGTGGGTCTGTCAGGCTCATGCTTAATTTTGGCTGCGGAAGCCGGGCATTAATTTTGAGGAGGCGCATCAGTCTGGCCCTGCTGTTGGTCTTGCTGCGATTGCTGGTCTTGTTGTTGCTGCTGACCTTCCTGCAATCCTTCAGGAAGCTGCTCTTCCAGAGGCTCCATGCCAACAATGCCGCGCATCTCATCTGCGGTCATCAGGGCCATCTGGCCTGCGTCGAATACAGATTTGTTTGCGGTGGCAAGTTTGACTAGCAGGTCGGCCTTGTTCAGCTCGGAAGGTGCAAGCAGGTCGTCCCATTTGCAGTAATAACCGCTCTCTGGCGCCTTGTCCAGAATGCCAAAGGAAATCATCCGGTCAATGAATACCGAGATGATGTAGTCCAGCCAGTCCTCACGGCGCTGTTTGGCGCTCATGGCGTCGTCGGTTTTATCCTCATCGGACGCAAGGCGGCCAGTCTGCTGACCAAACAGGATGGTGAATGGCTTCTTGATGGATGCCGCAAACTGGTTGGCCGCAATAGTCCACGTTGGGCCTGGGTCGGCTGGCGTCACTGATAGCACCTTGACATCAGCGCCCATAGTGAACATCGCTGCGTCAATCGCCTCATTCAGGCGCGCCACATCCTCATTGAGCACATCTGCCAGCTCTTCCAGCGGCACGCCCATTTGCTGAGCTAGAGACTGAGCGGAAACGTTGTCTTTATTATAATTAACGTTGAGCTGCCGACTGGCATTCTTCAGGAAGCCCTCAGCGCTTGAACCGGTGACTTTCGCCATGTCGATGAGGTGGTTATACCCAGCACGAAGAAGTGGGACGCCAGAGTAAATGGAGCCATCCATCGCACCCTCGGCAAATACGATGACGCGGTCAGGGTGAATGCTCAGGGAGCGCGTTGGTTTGCCGTCGCTATTGCAGGCGCCGACTACCGACTCCTGATATTCGTACATCTTCGGCTGACCATAGTCTTCGCTGGATTCGTCATTTTCCCATTCGCTAACGCGAAGCTGTTCTTCCCACGCCGGAATGTAACGGATAATGGCAGCATCCTTGATGCGTCTTGTTTTCGTGGTGTCTACCGGCTCACTCCACTGTTTCCCATCTCGGATTTGCAGGATTAGGCCGGAATAGCGGTTGATGAGGTTGCGCCGGTCTGCATCCTTGATGAATGGCGCAGCACGCTTAAACAGCTTATTGGCGGCCTTCTCCCACGGGGTGCTTGCTTTATCATCGGCGCCTTCCTGAAGGATTTGCGGCGAAGTCTGCCAGCACTTATCGAGTACGCGATTGACGCCAGCTGTTGCCGGTGCATAGCGCTCATAGGCATAGCGGAACATCTCGGCGGTGATTTCTTCAGGGTAGCCGCATTCGACATACAGTCGGGTGTGCTTTTGGTCTATGTTTACACCGCCAAACTCCCGGCGCTGCCGCTCGATGAGTCTGTTATTGTTCGCCACTCGCTGCTGAATATAGGCGTTTACCGCCTCTAACTTTGACATTTCGTCACCATAAAAAATCCCATCGCATGGATGGGATTATAGCATGGCGTAACCGCTGGATGTGGTCATGATACGCGCAACAATGTCACAATCTCACCGCTGCCGCCTTTTGAGTTAATGCATTGAACTTGCTTGACGTAAGCAGCATTAAAGCCCTTTACGGCATCAGAGGCCGTTACAGTCCCGCAGAAGTTACCAACATTTCGCCCGGATGCTGGCTCCTCAATATGACCACGATAAAAGTAAATGCTCATCACTCGGCCTCATTATCAAATACGGCCTCAAATTTCATTGGCCTTAAAGATGATAGCTCCGATTTATCATCATTGATGAATTGTCTCAGGCTGTAGTTATTCTGCATGTTCATCCAAGACTCAGGCGTCCTGCCAACCACGATAGAAAGGCGCATAGCCATACCAGCAGTCAAGTTCATCTTCTTACTTGTAATCCTGCTGATAGTTGACGGGGATACGCCTAGATTCCTTGCCATTTCCTCGCAAGTGATGCCATATGGCTTCATGAAAACACTTAACAGGAATTCTCCTGGATGCATCGGGTCTTTGATATACATCACTCAATCTCCTCATCATCAACCCAGCGTTGCAGAGCCTCGAAAAGCTGCGCGGCCTGCTGCTGGTCGATGATAATAGCGTCACACCCCTGCGTAATCACTAATTCAGGACCAAATTTAATAGCTATTGCGCACATTGACGTTTTGGTTTCATCTTCAATAATCATAAATCACCTCAACACATTTCGTTATTAGTTAACATAAAGGCGCGCATCCATTTGCTGACTGGCTTACAAAGTTCTACCTTGAGTCGATCAAGAGAACTTGTTATATCACTCCATTCAGTGAAAGGAACGTATCGCACAAATCGGTAATCAGCCCCTGACCAGTGCCATCCAAGGGTGTAATCAACATATTTACCATCGGTCTGCATATTGATGTAATGCGCTGTTACTGAGTCGTCATTAATCATAACAACCTCAACCACGGCTGCGCTGTTTCCTGCTCTTGCGCGATTAACTGCATTCAGATGGCAGGCGTGATTGTACATGCCGACGCCATCAATAAAACTAATATCAATTTTTTTCGTGTACTTCTCCATTGCGGCTTTGCGCATCTTCATTTGCAGCTTTTTCTTTATCATCACCATCACCAATCAAATCAACGTTCCGAAAGAAATCATTAATCGTCTTCAGTCCACTGTATCCCCGGCGCCGCTGCAACTCACACAGCACCTCATCATACATACGCAGCAGGATAGCCTCATCAACATCATACCTTTCGCACAGCGCCTCATCCGACACACCAGCTCTTGCGAGTGAGTATATTTTTTCCTTCTGCTCCCACGAAAAAGATGAGTATGCCTTCATGATGCCCCGGTGATGTAGTTATGTCAATGCGCCTTGACGTAGATTCTAGCATGGCGTAGATTAAAATGAAACCTCTCGGAGAAATCTTATGAAATGTGTCATTTTCGAGCTTGATGGTGTGCTGCGCGATGCGGAAGGAAATGCTATTGCTGGCAACGTCGCACTGGCTAAGTCACTCTACTCTGCCGGGCATGATGTGCTTATCATGAGGGCAAAGCATGCGTATGAATGGCTGCATGCTAACGATATTTTCTATGATGACATCATGGCTTCGCACCAGCAGATTGACGCAGAAAGGGTGGCAATGGCGGTCGTGTCTGATGATGTGATTTATGCCGCCATGCGCAATGCGGGGATTCATTGCTGGCTTTACAAATGATTTATTATAAATGTTGACGTGGATTCGTGGCTGATGTAGATTGTAGTCATTGAGGCGGCTCGGGGCCGAGAATGAATGAGGTGCAAAAATGCAATATCAAGAACGTACTACTGAATTACAAAACTTATATGCGGTTCGCGTAATAAATATGGTTTTAATGGGGATTGAGGTTAGTAAGTCGTCATACGTTGATCGCTTTATTCACTCACTCTACAACGGCGTTAAATCTAATTGGAATGAAGATTGCACATGGACTGAGCACTTTGTTGAAAAACTTAACGAGGAGCGTGAGTCAATAAAAAATGGCTCTTATTGGAAGATGGGAGATTTTTTTAGATTAATTGCTGCTGAAGATAAGGAGTTCTGGGAGGCGATAGGTGTCCCATTTAAAACATGGAAAAGCATTCAGCTTTGCAATTGATTACAGCTAGGCCCCGGCAACGGGGCTTTTTCTTATTTCCTGCTTCGCCTAATCCATCCAGAGCCTCGTTGCACAATGTAGTCATTCAGCGCATAGCGCACAGCATCCCAATAGTGGTTGTATTTATCAACGATTTCAGTGAGCACAAGGCCGGTGTTCTTGTCGACCTTGTGGCTGTACATCGCAGCCTCGTTTTTCATTTCCGTGCAGCGGTCGTGAATGATGATGTTGTCGCAGCCTCTGAGCCACGTCACACCATCCTCAACGCTGCCAGGCCATTTGTTGCATGGATGAATGTCAAAGCCAGCGCGCTTGATGTGACTGATGGTTTCCGGCCTTGATGAGTCAGCATACCAGCGGGCCTTACGTGCCATCGGAAATGCCTGGTCCATTGCTGCCGGGTGGTCGGTAATCTCAAGATGAACCTTGCCATACTCGCGATTAATATAAACGTTGCGCCGGTCGCCGGGCAGGTTTTCCACCCACACCTCAACCATTGCGGCAGGGTCGCCACTGAAACCGAAGTCCATGCCGTGATAAGGGCCATGCCATTCAGGTTTAACCTCGAACGATGCTGTGCGCCATTTGCCACCGAATACCTGCTCGTCGCTGCGCTTGTTGAATTTACCTTCCCAAATCCAGAGGTAACGGTCGAAGTCGACTGCCTTCATTTTCTCCATGGATGCCGGGAGCGGGGTGTCATAAAACCACGGGTTGTCGCGGTAATTACACTCAATGATTAATGTGTCATCGTCCTCATAGATGCCATCAACCATCTTATCGTAATATGGCGCCACCCACTGAGTCCATGTGGCATCGGTTTCTTTGTTGGGGTTAAACGTCACCCATATCTCAGAACCTTCTGCGCGGATGGTAGGCTCGAGGATGTCCCAGGATGCCTGGCTGACGTTTTCAGCTTCTTCCACCCATGCTTTTGATATCCCGGCGAAACCCTTGACACCGGTGATGTTGCGATAAAGGCCGCGGAACCTGAATTTTGATTTGGTTCGCTTGTGGGTTATCTTGCCGTCGATGCAGCGATATTCCGATGATTCGCCTTTGCGGTCGATTTCATCTACCAGCTCCTGATAGCTGGAATCCTCGATAGACTGCTGAATTTCACGAAAGCAGCCAATACGCTCTGGCCTGAATCGCGCGGACTCGGTGAGTATGGTTGCCACGGTACGGGTCTTTGTTGATGCGCGACCACCAAAGACGACCTTATTACGCTTCGGATAAAGCAGCCTTTCGAGTTTTGCGGGGATTAAGTGATCGGCCTGCGTGGTTGCATGGGTGACATCTTCAACGCCGTTAGCAGTCATTCTGAGGCGCTTGATGACATTCTTCTGCATATCGCAGATGCCGAAGATAGCCGACTCGGCAACATCGGTCAGCGCATCATCCACCTGCGACTCCAGCTTTTCGATTGCCAGTGCAGATAGGCGTTTACGAGCCATGGCGGGATGTTCCCACAATAGTAATTATTGTCGCTGACATCATGAACATGATGCCCCATATCGCAAATGCAATCTCGTTTGACTTACCACCCATAGCAAACATGAGCATGGCACAGGCCATTAGTGACATTGATAGTTTAAACATATCTCACCCTCGCAAAAGCAATAACCCAACCAATGCACCAGAACATTAAGCCAAATATGCTTCCAGTAAAATCATTAGTTGGTAGGGTTATGCTTGTTAAGCTCATAATAATTGATGCTAAAAAGCAAGCCATGATGCTCTTATCCATTCTGCTGCTCCAGTAGCTTCTCCAGTCGCTCAAGGCGCGCCGCAAGCTCTGTTACTTCTTCGATATCAAGCCCGGCCTTCAGAATGTCAGCCATCATCTTGCCAATGTCAGCTGGAACAACACCAGTAGAGACGCCCTTGATAATCGCATCCATCTTCTGTACAGGTGTGCCGTCAGCAGGGAAATCAAACTCAACAGGGGGGGCTACAGGCTTTGGAATTGGGTTCAGTCGCAGGAATATCTCACGCAGCATGCCGGTAGCCTGAGCGTCTTCGCATGTCATCGCCTTATTGATGTAATACGTAACGAATTCAATCTCATTCATCGGTGTATTTGCAGCACGCAATGCTTCAAGAAGTACTGTTCTGTAGCTTTTTCCCCTTGGTGGCGGCTGATTACTGGATGAAAATTTGTGCTTAGGGTTCGGATTTGCCATTTTATATGTGTCCTTTGAGTAACTCACATAGGACATATCTTACCACATGGCGTAGATAAAAAAGAACCCGCCGAAGCGGGTTAAAGGGTGGTGGGTGATGATTGATGTAATGATTGTACATCAGTTTTCGCATAACACCAAACATTACAATTATTGCTTTGAACGTGAACTACTTCAATAGCATCAGGAAAAGCTTTGGCTATTGCTGCTATGAAGTGGTCGACGCCTTCTAGCCGTGCGGAATGCCACACCTCCTGCTTTGATTTTTGCGGCATCACTGATACCTCGTCGTTGAGTACATATGCCGAAGCATGCTGTTATGCTCAACAACCATCATCATACTGCCAACCTGAATGACGGCATGATGCTTTCCGGTCTCCTCATAAAGAAAGTCGGCCTCTTCGCATGCAGCCTGAATATCGCTCCACAGCATAAATCACCTCACGATAAAGTAGGCGGCTAATGCAGCAGCAATCCAGAATGCAACGCACGCTACAGCAATAAGCCTTCGGATGATGTAGGGTTTCATGGTTTACCTCCACTGAGCATGGCTGAGCGCTGCGCTACTATCTCAAGCAACCTCTCTTCAGCCTCCCAAAGACAACTACCTACACCACGGCAATCTCCGTCGAGGTTATTCAGGTATGCGCGTATTCGGGCAACCTCCTGCAATGCGTTCAGCACATCATCCGGCACTACCTGCGCTAGCTGCGCAGTGTAGAGTTGGTAATTGCCCTCTTTCAGCTCACGCGCCGCATCAAGAGTGATAAACCCAAATTGATTTCCCAGTTTCTGTCCTTTGTAGTCTGCGCGCGCAACCTCGAGAGTGAAAACAGGCTCTCTCTCAATTTCCAGCACCGGCTGCGCGTGGCGATAGAGCTTTGTCCCGTACGGCATTTGCTGAATGCCGACAAGCGGTCTAATCTCTCGCTCCCCAAAGGCTTCGGGGTCGCCATAAATTGAAACCACTTCTGCCACCGGCTCGCTGTCAGCCTTGCGGCGTTCCTGTAGCTCTCGCAGCGCTGAAACCAGTTGTGAGAATTTTTCGTCAGGCGGTAACGGGCCGGATGAATTAACAGCCGATTTAATCATTTCTTCCAACTGTGAATCGCTCAGCGTGTGATTCATTTCATTCTCCTGATTTCCCACAAAACACGAGGCACACCACCATTACCAACCGGGTCACGCTTATCTTTCAATGCCAGGCTTGACGCAGCCCAGCCAGGCCGAGCCGGTAACTCTTTGACGCGCACAAAACCAGCAGCACGCAGTGACGCGCCCGATTCATCGGCCTGGGTATATGTGATGCAGCGTTGATATCCCATTGCCCTCGCAGCGCGCCAGATTGCGCCATACAGAGCGCTGTTAGCGTTACGTTCACCAGTAGTGCAGGTGCGATTGACCTCAATTGTCAGCCCGTCGTCAAAGTGACGAGCTACCGGGCGACCGGCCGTCGCAACGCCAATCAGTTCGCCCGCGGCGTTTTTCAGCCCGATACTGAATTTGTGTCCGCGTGGCGGTTTATTATGTCGGTGATGCTGGGCGATAAATGCCTGCGCCGTCTTCAGCGTTATTGGTGAGATGACCATTATTCAAACTCCACGTTAACGCCAGCAGAAGAGCAGGACAGAGCGAAAGAGGTCTTTAAATCCGCCGCCGATTTGTTGTATCCATCCGCATAAGCCATTGACTCACCTGAGCCCCAGTAATGAGCCGGTGCCGCTTCTGGTGGCATGATGTCTGGCAACTTCACGGTGACGGTGCGGGACTCCAGCCCGGCGATGCGCGCCTGCAATTCCTCGCAGTGGTCTGTTATCCCACGGCATTGAGTTTTCCAGTAGGCTTCCATCCCCTGCGCCTTCTCCAGCGCCTCTAGCAGCGCCTCTAGCAGCGCGAGGATGTTGGCAGGGTTAGCCATGGCAATGAATTCGGCATTACGCTGCGCCGTCTCATCCCATGCCACATGCCCCTCGCCGTCGTATTCCTCACAGATGCAGGCGGCGTCACTGTTGAGCGAATCAAAGAGGGTTTGCCCGTCAGAGCCATAAATTGCGTATGAGGTGAATCCCTCCACGCAGTCATCGTCAGACCCGTAGCATCCTTCGTTTTTAACTTCGTCGGCCCACCATTCGCCCGGAGTCGCTTTCTCTGCAGCGGCCTTCATACGTTTCGCCAGTTCGGTGATATCAGTTGTCATGCTGCATCCTCCAGGCCGATTAGCTCGGCAATCTGCGCCAGCGTGTCTTCGCTTTCTCCAACCGGCTTATCCATCCAGTCAAATGAAATCAACTTGCCGCCCTCGATTACGCCGATGTTGAAGTCGTCGCTATATACAGTACAAAAACCGTGCGATATGGCTCCATTGCGGGTCTCGTAGTGGATGAGGTCGGATGAATATTCGATACCGTGCCCACCTTCGTTACACCAGGCGCGCCGGATAATTACGATGAATGACTTGCTCATTTGTCGGCCCCCTCGCGCAGCTGCTTGGCGAACTTCAGCGCTTCTTCGGTCGTTCCATTCCAGCGTCCACCTCTACTGGAAACCCACTCCTCCACCCCATCAGCCTTAATCCCGGCTACGATGCGATCGGTGGCGGGGGTTTCCGGTGCCTCAATGTATTCAGAGAATGTGCAAGCTGGGCAGTTGCGATAACTTCCATTGCCGCCACACTCCTCCTTCAGTGCCACATTCTCCGCAGCCAGCTGCACGCACAGCTTTGCAATCTTGAGGTATTTCTCCTCTTTGATTGAGAGTTCACCACTGTCCTCAAGGTTTTTAATAATTTCCTGAACTTCGTTAATTTCGATATCCATAAATCCTCACTTAACCGCCTGTAAACGCTCAAGCTCACGCATCAGTGCAGATACACGGCGTTGCCGCAAATTCTACGCATGCTCTTTTGCCTGTTGCTCATCAAGCCAGTACTCACCACGTTTAAAGTAAACATCGCCAACTACGGCAATCTGCCCATCAGCAAATAGCTGTGCGCTTTCGTACTTTTGAATGCCACGGGTCAGCGCGTACTTCGTGACCCATATAGTCTCAGCGCTTGCCGCGTTAGCGATAACCAGTAAAACCACTGCCAGTAATTTATTCATCGCTGCTAAACCGGTTTAGTTTCCACCAGATGACACGATAACCTGCTCAAGCACTCTCTGCTTTCCTTCGCCACTAAAAACGCGACAGACGCGCTTACCGTTGCTGTATGCATGCATTGCCTGCGCCATCATAAAGTTTTGCGCTTTCACTGCGCCCATTTCTGGTTCCAGTTGAGTGCGTGTGTAGATTGCTTTGGTCATGATTACCACTCCGAGATGAGTACAGGATTGATGGCGTCATTTTTAAATCTTGCAGTGCTTGAGTACAGAAAACTACCATCTGCAATCATGTTTGCCTTAACTTCCTCATCATCAGGAAGATGCCAATAACTAACTGCAAGACCCTTATCATTTAAAAGCCAGCATTTGTAACCAGCTCCCGAATCCTTTTTATCTACCGCCTTATAGATCTTCGCCATTCTTCATCACCTCTTTGTTGTTGGTGTGGTAACTATACGATGGCGCTCAATCTACGTCAATATGATGGTGAAAATAAATCCGCCTGGGGTAAAATTTACCCCTGTGGGTAAGGCGTTGGGGAATGGTGCTGCCCCACGCGCAATCCTTGTCACTAAAGGGATTTAACATTTTTGGGGCAGTGGGGCAATTTTGATACCCATCCCCTTGTATATATAAAAATGCCGCCAGTTTGTTAATTTATTGTTAAAATAATACCTATAATATGAATAATAATATTACCCATTACCCCAACTACTACTATTATTATTATAATACATATACTTAGAGCATAAAAGTTTGGGGCAACTAGGGTGCCCCAATGCTGCCCCAGATGCCCCTAACATGCTGAATTGAGTGGTGTTGATTTTTGGGGAGATTGGTGGTATTTTTTAGGGAATGAAAAGGGAGGGGTTAGCAAATGAGTAATCATGGCGTTTTATTGAAGCGAAAAATGAAAAACAATGGCCGTGGTGCAAGATGGGTTGCTTCGCCAAAATCGAAAACTGGCTACTATGGCGTTGATTACCATAAGGCATCGAAAAAATTCAGAGCAAGAGTAATGGTTCTCAAAAAAAGGTATGATCTTGGGTTATTCGAAACAGCAGAAGAAGCAAATATTGCTGTTTTAAAGGCCAAGAAGTGGCTATCAGAAAACCCACACGAATCATTTGCAACCGAGTATGAGGTTTAAATGATTACAGCACAGGAAATATTCAACCAGGCAAGAGAGGCGCACACCTCTGCGGCTCGTGTAGCCATTCATCATGGCATGACACCAAGCCATAACATGTGGCCGGAAATCAAGGAAGGACAGGAGAAGGATGTAACATATTCGGAGATAGAGCTTACCAGCGACAACAGGAAAGACCTGATAACGCGATATTCAGTTGCAGCGGCAAGGGCTGTGCAATTCCCAGTTAGCACGTCATTCATGCACCTGCTTGGCTGCGTAGCAAGTGCCATGACGAGAAATTTTAGCGTTGAATACTACGGTTCTGAATTGCCTGTTTCCTTGTATGTGGTGACGTCGCAGCCGCCATCAGCTGGCAAGACAGCCATCAACTCAATGCATATGAACCCGATAAAAATTGAGTATGACAACCTGTCAAAAAAGATGGAGAAGGAAATTGTAAAGATAAACATTCGCATTGAAGACCTGATGAAGGCTTACAAGGAAGCGACGAATCAGAACGCGAAGGCCATCATTGGAGATGACATTGCGAAAGAGAAGGAAAAGCTGGAAAGTCTTTACACCATCACCTACCCGTTAACCGATGCAACGCCAGAAGCTGTGCAGCACCAGGCAATTCATGAGGGTGGTTTTTTCAACCTGATAAGTGATGAGGCAAGCGTTTTAAATACCTGTCTTGGACTTTCGTATGGCAAGGATGGAGGAAAGTCTAACGCCGAAGTCATCCTTAAAGGCTGGGATGGCGGGTTTGTTGGTTCAGCTCGCGTTGGTCGTGGTGTTTCATCTGGCTATGTGCTTGGTAACATCAGCGTCATTGCGCAGGATGAAAGTATTGATGCCATTCTTTCGGCTGGCGACAGGGGTAATGGATTGTCAGAGCGATTCCTGATGCTTCGTGAGCAGTCAATGTTGGGTTATCGTGAGCATTGGGATGTGGAAAATGATTGCCCGGTAAGCAAACCAATGCCGAAAGAATTAAAAGCCGAATATGCCAGATTTGTGCATAACCTTGTGGCTTCTGAGAAGGTTGTTTTATCCCTCGCTAAAGAATCGCAGCGTATGATTGGACTTTTACGAAACCAGTGGGAAAAGAATTTCCTGCCAGGTGGTAAATGGGATCACGTTTTGCTTCGTGGCGCCATGGGTAAGGCTGACAAACAAATAATCAGGCTTTCGGCAATATTCCATGCCGCTGAAAACTGGTGCGATGGTGGTCGTCGCTCAAAAATTATTGGTGAGGAGCACATAAGCCGCGCCATAAGCGTTTATGATGCACTAACAAAAACATTTACCGATGCCGTTGAGTCAAATGGATACGCTGGCGAGAAATCAGAAATAGACGTTGTTGCTGAAAAATTGCGAACAGCTGCGCAAAAAGGAAAGACAAATGTCACGGTGAAATGGCTGTATGATTCACTAAAAAACGTTAGACCATTCAAGGGCATACCGCATATTTATGACAGACTAAAGTCAAACGTTTTGCCGTCTCTTGAAGAGGATGGATATTGCGTATTCCTCAATAACACTGTTTACCTGAATCCGAGGCTTAAATGATGAAGATAAAAGGTTACTTAGTAAGGTCAGAAGGCGCATATCATTTTAGGCCTTATGGTTGGAGTGTTTGGTTTTTCTGGAGTAAATTGCACGGCTGCTGGTTAATATCAAACTATCACGTTATTGATAGTTACTGGCATCGTCATCTTTCTGGAAGTGTGGATATAAGAAAGTTGATGATACGATAACAAAAACCCTCCATCAGGAGGGTTCATTTTTTAGTGCTTCAAATAGCTCTTCTGGTTTATACAGCCTTTTTCTGATGGCGCCGCTGTAACGGATATCCTGCCCGTCATCAGTAATCAGTATCGGAAGGCCAGCATTCTCGGCGGCGCATACTTCGTCGAAATTATTATTAATGATGCAGCGAAGTTTAGCTCGCTGTTCATCTCTCACATTGCGCACAACTTCCCACATATTTTCCGGCGACCAGCAACACCAGACATGAGCACCTGTAAGCCGATGCGATCGCCAGGCGTCGAAGTAATCCGCAACCAGGTATGTCCACTCCGAATTATCGCCGATGGGTGTCACTGCGCCGCGCGTAAGTCTTCCGCGAGTGTACTCATGGCTAAAGCCCGCGCGAAATGACACGCTTTCATCGTCAGCAATGAATGCCACATTGCATGGCGTCATTGTTCCAGCCATATACAGCGGTATCGCCACCAGTTCACCAGTTTTTCCGGTTATGGTGTCGCCTCCTGCTTTTTCCATGATGGCCGCCACTTCTGCCTCTGTCAGGTAGTCAGAAGCATGGTTGACCTTCGGAAGTTGCTTTCTAATAGCCTCAAGTTTTTCGCGTGGGTGCATATTCAGAAATCCGGCCAGTGCCTCCATTGACTCTGGAAACGTCATTCCTGACAGCTTCATTAGCCAGGTGATGCCGCTACCGTTTCCGCACTGGTTGCAGATGGCGCCGCCGTCACCTTTGTAGTCTAAGTGGTCATCGAATCTAAACCTGTCCTTACCAGCGCAACTTGGACATGGCTGATGTTTACCATTGAAAATTCTCATGTCGACATTAACTATCGACATGATGGCAGCCTGCCAGTTTCCTACCATTAAAGGCTCTATATCCTTCCAGTCGTATCGCATAATTTAACCTTGATTATTGCCGTAGATTCAGTCTACTATTGTGACGTAGATTGAGCAACACAAAGGTGGATGAAGTGCAAAAAATTGATGCAATGATTGCTGAGCTGGATATGGATAAGCTGCGGGCCAGCATCCATACCGGGGAAATTGAACCGCGCCCCTATCAGTGGCTGGTATATGAAAAGACAGCAGAGGTTATCCGCAAGTTTGGTAAGCAGCCAAAGCCAAGTTATGTTACCGCTTCAGTTGGCGCCGGTAAGACCATCATGATAGCCATGATTGCCCGTCGGTTTCAGGATATGGGTTGGGAGGGGCTTGTCATCGCGCGACAAGGCGAAATTATTGAGCAGGATGCAGAGGAACTCTGGAATCTGAGCGTAAAAAACTCTCTGTTTAGCGCTTCACTTGGGCGTAAGGCATATGCCTATCCGCTTATCGCGGGAACGGAGGGCACAATAATAAATGGTCTTTTTGATAAGGCAGCCGATGATGGCACTGTGACGAAATCACTGTTATCAGACTTTTCCCCGCGCTACATACTGGTTGATGAATGCCATCAGGTTAACTGGCAGGACATAATATCAGAGCAACCAGAGACGCAGTACGGTGTCATCATGAATGAACTTAACCGGCGCTGTAAAGCGAAATATGGTCATGAGGTGATTGTCATTGGCTACACAGGAAGCCCATTTCGCGGCGTTGAGTCGATCAAGGGAGCTTACTGGAAGCACGAAATAGTCAACATCAGCACGAAATACCTTGTCGACCTTGGTTTTCTGGTGCCGACAATTTTTGGCGGGCAGGATATCGAGGACTTGCAATACGATCTGCATGAGTTTGCCAGTAGTGATGTTGACGGCGTGCAGGACTTTACTGATAGCCAGCTAAAGGAGATGCAGGAAGAAATCCTTAAGCAGGGTACGTTGACACAAAAAATCATGCTCAAAGTCATGGAACTTACGCGCGACAGACTCGGTGTGCTCATTACCTGCGCCGGTAAAAAACATTGCAAGGAGGCTGCAAAATACTTACCAGAAGGCAGTTATTCCATTGTTACCGAGGATATGGGGCAGAAAGCCAGACGGAAAGCACTGAAAGATGCGGCCACCGGGCGTAAAAAATACACGCTGCAAATCGGCTGCCTCACTACTGGCGTCAACATCCCATATTGGGATACTTCTGTCATCCTGAGAAAAATTATGTCCCTGACGCTTCTGACGCAGTTGCTTGGCCGACCAATGCGCCTTTTAAAGCCTGAGCAGATTGCCGCAGGTCTGGTGAAAGAAAACCATCTTTGCCTTGACTTCACCGGAACCATGTTTGAGCTTGGCGGTCTGTACGAAGACCCTATTCTTGAGGAAGCAGAAGCACAGCGCGCCAAGCGCAGCGGAGAGCAGGTGCCATGCCCTAAATGCCAGACGATGAACAGCCCATATGCACGGCGTTGCATCGGTAAAGACTCAACGTCGCCAGACGGACGATGCGAAGAGTTTTTCAGCTTCATTCGCTGCGGTTTCGACAAGCACGGCATCCGTATTTTTGATGATGGTTGCGGCACAAAAAACGACCCGACAGCTCGTTACTGCCGTCAATGCGATCACGTTTTGCGCGACCCTAATGCGGCGCTTAATGAGCGCGCTTATACCGATAAGGAATGGACAGATGTGCAAGATTTTAAGGTCGAGTTGACCAAAGACGCTGAAGGGGTTCTTTATCGTTACCTGGTGGTGAAAGCTGATGGAAAGACCGGCTGGGCAAATGAGGTATTTTATCCGTTCGGAGGCAAGCCAAAGCACCTGCGTGACATGTTTAAAATGAAGGCTCTGCTTCCTCATCTTGAAGATAAGTCCATGCTGAAGAAAATGATGGACTGCCATGATGCGAAGACTTTCATGCATTACTCCGGTTTAATCCGCGCGCCTAAGCGCATCACGCATCGCTTTAACGATAAAGGCCGCGATATCATCCACCGCAAGGATTTCATAGGAGAACAAATTGAAGCAGCTTGATAGTGGAATATGGGTATTTGATAGCGGTTATCGCGGTGAATGTCCGCTGGAAGGCACTGACCAGATGGCGTATGGTCTGTGGATGCAATACCGATTCCCTGAAGCCCTGTGGTTTCATGTGCCTAACGAAACTGGAACAAAGAGCGGGCCGCAATTCATCGAAAAACGCCGAAAAATGGGCGTCAGGAGCGGAGTAAGCGACAATGTGATACTAACTCACGGCATTAATCATAAATGCGGCCTGATTGAGCTGAAGAGGCGTGATAAGACAAAATCAAAGGTATCGCCATCGCAGATTGAGGTTCTTGAGTGCGCCATTGCAGAGGGTCACTTTGGCGCTATTGCTTATGGTCTTGAGGAGATAAAAAGAGCGACGTTATTCTATTTTGGGCTTGATGAATGACGTGGTTTGATGTAGATTGATTTAACAATAAAAAGAGGTGATGGATGAAAGTTTATTTAAACAACGAACTCAGTAATGACCAGTATCATGCTGACACCGAGCACATCAACGGCTCTGGTCTGTGGAACATATACGACCGCTGCCCGGCAGCATGGCGCTACAAAGACGAAGAAGATGAGCAGTCAAAGGCTCTGATATTTGGTACTGGTAGCCATACCGCACTGCTTGAGCCTGAGCGTTTCGAAGCAGAATATGCCCGCATGCCAGTTGTTGAAGATTTCCCAAAAGACAAAGATGGCAATCGCACGGTGCTGGTAACTGCTTCTGACATGAACTCATGGGCAAAAGAGCGCGGTATCAAAGGCCTTTCAGGGAAGTCGAAAGCTGAAGTGATTAAAATCATTCAGACCACTGGCGAGACAGTGCAGATTTACGATGTTATCCGTGAAGAAGCAGAGAAGGCCGCTACTGGTAAATCAATGCTGGAAGGCGATGATTATGACGCCATCATGCAGATGCGCGCCGTAATCCATGCAAACAGCTATTACAGCAGCCTGCTTTCTGGTGCTTATTCCGAAGTGTCAATTCTCGGTGAGTTGCTTGGTGAGCCATCAAAGGTACGCTTTGACTGTCTTACTCGCGGCGGTGATATCATCGACTACAAAACATCGGTGAGCGCCAAGCCTGATGATTTTTTCCGCCATGCAGCCCGGCTCGGGTACTTTATGAAGATGGCAATGCAGCACGACATGTTTGTCGAGGCTTATGGGCATGCTCCTCGCTCGGTAAACCTTCTGGTTCAGGAGAAAAAATCTCCATTCATCCCTGCGTTGATTCGCCTGACTGATGAGCAGTTACGCATTGGTCGCATTCAGCTGCGCAGCGCGATGGAAATCTATAAGGCATGCAAAAAAGCCAATTCATGGCCCGGCTACTCAATGGGTAATCCGGTCATCGAAATGGAAACACCGGAATGGTACAAGCACCAGTATGGAATTAATGACAAACATAGCAACTGGTAGTTTTAATTTATAGTAAATGAGGTGAAGTGATGGGAATTCTTGATATCAAACCTGCTGAACGTTCAGGTTCTCGCGTAGTGATTGGCATCTCCGGCCAGTCTGGTAGTGGGAAGACATACAGCGCACTCAAGCTTGCGCGCGGCATGGTTGACTCACCATCTGAAATAGGTTTTCTGGACACGGAAAACGGTCGCGGACGTCTTTATTCAAATATCCTTGATGGAAAATTCCTGCATGCTGATTTGTATGCGCCATTTAGTCCTGCCCGTTATCGCCAGGCTATCGAAGAGTTTCAGAAAGCAGGCGTTAAAGTGCTGGTTATCGATTCCGGTTCGCATGAGTGGGAGGGTGAGGGTGGCTGTTCAGATATTGCCGATCAGCCGCTGCTGCAAGGAAAAAAAATGGCAGACTGGAAGCGCGCCAAGGCTGAGCATAAGAAGTTCATGAGTGCGCTATTGCAGAGTAATATGCATATCATCGTGTGCCTGCGTGCACGCAATAAAACCGACTTCAGCAACCCCAAAGACCCTATGCCACTTGGTCTGCACCCGGTCTGTGAAAAGGATTTTATGTTTGAAATGACCGTCAGCATGATGATGTATGACAACGGAAAGGTGCAGGATTTTACCAAGCTACCAGAAGAACTGCGCCCGATATTTTTTGAATCTGGCCGAGATAGTCAGCATCATGGATATATTGGTGAAGCTCATGGGCGAGGTTTAATTAAATGGGTTGAGTCTGGTGTTAAGATTGATGAGGAGTTTGAGCACTGGCGTTCTAAGTTGCAAATGACCGCTTCACGCGGAGTTGCAGCACTGAATGCTGAGGCTGCAAATATTCCAGATTCAGTCAAAAAGAAAATCAGGGAAATATGGTCAACCCTCAAGGCATCAGCAGAAGAGTATGAGCGCATTGAATCATTCATTAATGATGAACCTCCAGCAGCTGTAACTATCACGCCGCAGGACGATTTCAACCCGGCAAAACTCCAGAAAGCAGATGCGCCTACGTCATCTGCAAACGAAGAGAAGTCATCAACATCTCAACAGAACATCGAAAACTTTTAAGGGTAAATTATGGCATCTCGCGGAATCAACAAAGTAATCATTTTGGGCACTCTCGGACAAGACCCTGAGGTTAAATATATGCCATCTGGCGGCGCTGTGTGCAACCTTTCTCTGGCAACGTCAGAACAGTGGAATGACAAGGCCACAGGTGAAAAGAAAGAGCAAACTGAATGGCATCGCGTTGTTATCTTCGGATAAGCTGGCAGAGGTGGCTGGCGAATACCTGCGCAAAGGCTCTCAGGTATACATAGAGGGTAAATTACGCACTCGAAAATGGACAGATCAAAGCGGTGTTGAAAAATACACTACTGAAATTGTCTTGCAGCCGATGAACGGCGTTATGCAAATGATTGGTGGTAAATCAAGTGATAATGGAAACCAACAATCACAGCAGCGACAACAATCAGGAAGCAATCAGCAGTCAGGATGGGGTAAACCTCAGCAACCATCAAATACACAAAAACCACCGGCAAACGAGCCGCCGATGGATTTTGATGATGATATCCCGTTTTGATGAAAAAAGGGCCGAAAGGCCCTTTTGTTATTTAAATAAGGACCAATACAGCAAAACGATTGTCAACCAAGCTCCAGTTTCAGGGCCATGATGCATTCCATCAGCCTTGAACAAGTTCTCGGCGATGTCTGACTGATGGTGCATGACCTACCATCCGGTAAACACTGTTTTATATACAGTAGTTTTATGGAAATGGTAGATCAAGAAAGTTTCAGATATCAATTTCTATGATAGATGCTATGACCGCCCGGTAATTCTTCCATACGGTTACCGGGCGGTACAGTTACAGCGTCAGTCCATAAACGTCTTTATAAAAGGCTGTCAGTTTTGCGAGCAATGATGCTCCAGCACTGGTGTTCATTGCGACGGTACACAGAAATAGGTCGGACACGTCACCATCCCAGAACTGAGAACCACCCGGTAATGCGCCCAGGGCGAATGCCGAAGAGGAAGGACTTCCAGCAGCAGCAACGGATGCCATCACACCATTCACGCGCAGGAAAATATTCGTCCCATCATAACCACAAACGAACGCAAACGGCGTATCAAGATCCAGTGTCGGGCCAACGCATTTTGCTGACCCATACAGAAACTGTAATTTCCCGGCGTTGGTAGTGGGGCTTACGTTGAGTATGGCCCGAACAGACGAGGAGGTGAATGTACCACAAAGGTTACTTGATGCCGCCAGCGCCCTTAGTGTGGCCACACCTGACCAACTGAATGGCTGCGTTAAATCCAGCACATCTCCGCTGAATAAAGAGCGATCAGATTCTGATGCGTTGAATCTGGCCCCGGAGTATTGTCCAAATGCGTTGCTGACCAGGGTTGCGCCATTGGCTGCATCAGCGCGGGTCAACTTGCTGGCGGTCCCTTTCCGATCGTTGAATGAGACAATATCATTACCACTCAGCGTTACTGAATTCGCATCGGCCTGAAACCAGTTTTTTACGCCTGAGTCGGCAATCAGCGCCGATGCCAGACTTTCCCCCGCCGGCAACGCGGTATTATTGAAATTTTGTGCAACAATGATTCCGGGCATGTTAATTACTCCGTAACAGTGATTTCAAAACGAATAGCGTAGTGGCGAACGTTGCGCGGGATATTCACACCCTGCCTGTTCCACCAGGATTTTCGGTCGGTTTCGACCATTAGGTTACCGCGACGTGTTGGCCAGTAGGTGACATCATCAAATGCGTCAATCGCATATCGTAGGGTACGTTGCGCCGGTGCCGCCGAGAGGGTCAGACGTACTGTTTTGGCTCCCGTAATTTCAACGGCTGTGATGGTCGCGCCGGGGAAAGAAAAGCCGTGGTTAAGCGTAT